CACCGCTCACGGACGAATTGCGTACCATGGGAATTCCTGTGGTGAACTACACCCCAAGCAAGGGGAAGGACAAGCATACAAGGATGCATATGGTGGCCCCGATATTCGAGTCAGGCAAAGTATGGGCGCCCGAGAAAAAGTTTTCAGAAGAAGTGATAGACGAATGCGCGGCGTTTCCCAACGGTGACTATGACGATTACTGCGATTCAATGTCCATGGCACTTATAAGATATCGTAAAGGTGGATTTCTTCGACTTGACAGCGACAAGGAAGATGACGAACCTGTCTACTCTCCCACACCACGTAGTTACTATTAGGGGAGGCCCCTGATGGGGCTTCGTTTTTTCATTACTTTGGAGTGATTAAAATGGAATGGATGTTGAATATTTTGAACACATTGCCCAACTGGGTGCATCACGTAACATTGCTGATTACGGCTATGGCTGGAATCGCAACTCTGACACCAACAAAGTCCGATGATAAGGCACTATCCATGGCACTTCGTGTCGTGAATATGGTAGGTCTTAACTTCGGTAAAGCTCGTAATGCAGACGACTAATGGTGTTAAGTTGACACATGGAAGTAGAATCTCTTTTTATCAAGGACTACTGGCAACAGGTAATGGGTCTTTTGGCCCTGGTTGTTGTTGCTGTGAAGCTGTCTGCCAACGTCAAGGAGCTTCGTAAAGACACCGACGATATTATGTCGAGGAACACTTTTGTGGAAACGACTAAACTAAGAGCTCAAATGGACATGCAAGAGAAGCAGATCAGTGCGTTGTGGGCCTATACCAATAAGTTGCGTGACATGATTAACGGGAGATCCAAGTAATGGCCATAGCCGCACTTCTTCCCAGCCTTCTACCCGTTGTAGGGGACGTACTGGACCGTTTTTTCCCAAATAAAGAGGAAAAGGCCCGTGCTGCCAGGGAAATTGAGGCGAAACTGGCCGAACATCTGGCCAAGATTGACATAGCCCAACTTGAGGTAAACAAACAGGAAGCAGCGCATCGAAGCCTGTTTGTCGCTGGCTGGCGCCCGTTTGTGGGGTGGACATGTGGTCTGGCTTTGTTTTACACTTATGTAGCGCAGCCTATGGCTACGTTTGTCATGGCGCAGACAGGAGATCTCGTACAATTACCACAACTTGATTTATCTACTATGATGCCTGTGCTATTAGGTATGTTAGGATTAGGTGGACTCCGCACCTATGAGAAATTTAAAGGAGTGTCTAAGTAATGGCTAATGGCCGTACATCTTTAATTGACGATGCGATGCCAGCGCAAGGTATGCCTCTTGGCGGCGTTACCGATGAAGAGATCGAAGTCGAGGAGATCGAAGAACCTACCGGAATGACGGAGGAAGAAGACGGTTCCGTTGTTGTGAATTTTTCCGATGTTCTGGAAGAGGAGCTACAGGCCGAACCTGACGCCAATCTGGCGGAGATCCTGGACGAGAGAGTTCTTATGGACATGGCCAATGATCTTATTGGCTTATACAAGGATGACCGGTCCAGCCGACAGGAGTGGGAAGAAGCGTACACAAACGGATTGGGGCTCCTTGGTATAAAATACCAGGAAAGAGAAGAGCCTTTCCGTGGCGCAAGTGGCGTTACCCATCCTCTTATTGCAGAAGCCATTACCCAGTTTCAGGCGCAAGCCTACAAGGAACTTTTGCCAAGCAGTGGCCCTGTCCGTACACAGATCGTGGGGGCCTCTACTCCCGAACTGGAATCCCAGGCGCAACGTGTCAAGGAGTTTATGAACTACGAGATTATCCATGTAATGGATGAATACGATCCTGAAATGGATCGCTTGTTGTTTTATCTTCCTTTGGCCGGGTCCGCGTTCAAAAAAGTTTATTTTGACGACTTACTTGACAGGGCTGTAGCTCGCTTTGTCCCTGCCGATGATCTGGTGGTTCCCTATAATGCCACGGATCTATCGTCGTCAAATCGCATTGCCCATGTCATTAGGATGGGCGAAAATGATATACGAAAGTTTCAGGCAACGGGTTTCTATCGTGATGTAGATCTGATTCCATACGATGACGAAGATGAGCTTAGAGATAAGGAGCGAAAGCTTTCAGGGATTGAGAAGACCACGGACGAGAAGGATTGCACGTTACTGGAGATCCATACGGACTTGGATCTTCCCGGCTTTGAGCACAAAAGTCCTTTGGACGGGGAAGTTACAGGAATTAAGCTTCCGTACATAATTACTATTGACGAGGGTAGCTCCAAGGTTCTTTCCATTCGTCGCAACTGGAAAGAAGGCGATGAGTACTATCGTAAAATCCAATACTTCTCTCATTACAAGTTTTTGCCTGGATTAGGGTTTTATGGCTTCGGCCTTTTGCATATGATTGGTGGGCTAGGACGTTCCGCCACTTCCATTCTACGGCAGCTGATTGACGCCGGAACTTTGGCCAATTTACCTGCCGGGTTCAAGGCGAGGGGGATTCGTATACGTGACTCGGACGAGCCACTGTCCCCTGGTGAGTTTCGTGATATAGATGTACCGGGCGGTGCTTTAAAAGAAAGCATTCTGCCCCTTCCGTATAAAGAACCAAGCCAGACACTCATGGCTCTTTTAGGATTTGTCGTGGACGCCGGAAGGCGCTTTGCGGCAATTGCGGACTTGCAGGTTGGTGATGGCAACCAGCAAGCCGCAGTAGGAACGACTGTCGCTCTTCTTGAGCGAGGGTCAAAGGTAATGTCGGCCATACACAAGCGGCTACACTATGCACAGAAAATTGAATTTAGAATGCTGGCCAGGGTGTTTTCCGAATCATTGCCTCCTATGTACCCATACAACGTATGGGGGGCGGAAGCCACTATAAAACAAACAGATTTTGATGAAAGAGTCGATATTGTCCCTATTTCTGACCCGAATATATTCTCTATGTCGCAACGCCTTGCTTTGGCCCAGACGCAACTGCAACTGGCCCAGAGCAATCCGCAAATGCATAATCTGTACGAAGCGTACCGGCGCATTTACGAAGCGATTGGGGTGCCTGATATTGAGGGGTTGCTTCCTGTACCGCAACCGCCGAAACCAACAGACCCGGCGATAGAAAACGCGAAGTCCATTATTCAGGAGACGTTACAGGCATTTCCGACACAGGATCATGACGCCCACATTATGGCGCACCTACTCTTTATGAAGACGCCCACTCCAGCCGGAAATCCCCCTATTTTTGCCTTGTTACAGGCGCATTTGTGCGAACATATTGCATATAAGGCCAGAGGAGTGGTGATGGCTGAATCCATGGTACAGGAGCAACAGGCACAGCAAATGGGCCAGCAACCACAGCAAATGGATATAGAGGGACGGGTTGCGGAACTTATCGCGCAGTATACCGAAGAAGTAATGTCCGCACTGTTGCCACCGCCTGAAGGACAGAACGATCCTCTGGTTCAGCTGCGGAGTAAGGAACTGGACATCAAGGCAGCGGACATGGAACGGAAGTCTGATGAGTTTTCGTCCAAGCAAGCCTTTGAAGAGAAGCGTGAGGGAGAGCGACAGACTATAACCAGGGAGAAGATAGACTCTCAGGAAGACATAGCCATGCTTCGAGCGGACGTAAACCTGGAGCGCATCGAGAAGATGGGTTCTGGTGGAAGAGGTGAGTAATGCCCATACGGAAAGTGAAAGGGGGCTGGTCTTTTTCCAGTTCCGGGAAACCCGTGTACGAAACACTTGCGGCGGCAAAGCGTTCTTACAAAGCGTATCTGGCGAAAAGATCGAGTAAGACAAGGAAAGCATGAGTGTTTCACGTGAAACAAAAAAGGGGAGTGTTATGAAACGAGGTAATATGTCGTCCCAGATGTCAAAGCAAATGGGCATATCCAAGAGAGAGGCTGGTGGTCTTATGGCAAAAGCTAAAAAAATGAACAAGGGAAAAGGATATAATATTGGGGGACTGCCCGATATGTATCCCGGTACAGGTGGCTTTGATGGCCGTGATTTTAAATACGGCGGTGAGATGAACCTAAAGGTCAGGATGTACAACATTACTCGGGGCGATCAAGACGTACCCATGGAATGGGGCCGTGAGCATCTGGACCGTGACTCAGAAGAGTTGATCAAGGGAACCCAATCCCAGGTCCGTGGCCGTTACTTCAATAACAATAATGGTAAAGGAACCTTCTGATGGGAAGTACAGTAGAGAACCAACAGAGACTGCTTGAGACAGAGCCAAAAGTTTCTAGAAAAACTGA